GTCTGTTGCTTCACAAAAACACATTGGCGTTAACTTCACATCTGCTGAATTAACAATGCAATTAGACGATTTCGCAGAACGTGTATTGAAACCACGTATCTCACAATTGGCTTCTAGCGTTGATGCTGACGTTGCTAATGCTTACAAATCAATCTACAACTCAGTAGGTACTCCAGGCACTACACCTTCAACTTCATTAGTATTGTTGCAAGCTCAACAAAAACTAAACGAAGGCGCGGCTGTTATGTCTCCACGTTACGCAACTGTTAACCCAGCTGCCAACGCGGGCCTAGTTGAAGGTATGAAAGGTTTGTTCAACCCAACTGACACTGTTTCACGTCAATTCCGTAACGGTATGATGGGTATGGGCGTTCTTGGCTTCGAAGAAGTTAACATGTCTCAATCTATCAAACAACACACCACTGGTACACGTTCTACTAGCGATACTATCTTAGTTAACGGCACTGTTACTACAGAAGGCCAAGCTACTATCAGCATCGATGGCGGTACAGGTTCAGCTACAGTTACTGTAGGTGACGTGTTTACTGTTGCTGGCGTTTACGCTGTCAACCCACAAACTCGTGAGTCAACTGGTTCATTGCAACAATTCACTGTGACTGCGGCTAACACTGCTTCAGGCGGCGCTTGGACTAACATTGCTATCTCACCACCTTTGTACACACCAAACAACGCTTTGGCTACTGTTAGTGCCTTCCCACAAGACGGCGCTGCTGTTACATTCGTTGGTGCTGCAAGCACTCAATACGCTCAAAACTTGGTATACCACAAAGATGCAATCACTTTCGCGACTGCTGACTTGTTATTACCACAAGGCGTAGACATGGCTTCACGTCAAGTACACAACGGTATCTCTCTACGTGTTGTCCGTCAATATGACATCAACAACGACCGCTTACCTTGCCGTATTGACGTTCTATATGGCTACAGCGCTGTTCGTCCACAAATGGCAGCCCGTATTTGGGGTTAGTCTAGGTAATCCCCGCTTCGGCGGGGGTTTCGCAATTTATTAAGAAAAGGAAAATATCATGGCTCTAGCAAATGGTGCAGGCGGTTATCAAGTTGGTGATGGTAACTTAAGCGAAGTAATTTTAGGTACACAAACGGCTCCAGTAGCTAAAACAGCAGCGGCTACATTCACCGCAGCTGAATTAGCAACTGGTCTTATTACTTACACTGGTGCAGCAGTTGCGCTAACAGTTCCACTAGGTACTGATTTAGACGCTGCTTTCACAAGCATGAAAGTAAATAGCTCTTTTGATTTCTCAATCATCAATATCGGCGGCACTAACGCTGGTACTGTAACTGCTAACACAGGCTGTACATTAGTAGGTGTTGCTGCTGTTGCTGCAAACTCTGCTTGTATTTGGCGTGTTCGCAAAACAGGCGACGCTACTTACGTGTTCTATCGTATAGCAGGTTAATGAAATACCTCCGCCCTTCGGGGCGGATTTTTAAAAGGATATAATCATGGCAAATACAAAAGCTACAGGCGTTGCGTATTTAGATCCAGGCTTTGATACTGTGCAATATAAGCTATATACAGTTGCTACCCTTCCTACCGCGTCTACAGCTATTGCTGGTACACGCGCGGCGGTTAGTGACTCTAATGCTGCTTACACTGCCGGTATCGGTGCTGCTGTTGCTACTGGCGGTTCTTATGTTGTTCCAGTATTCTGTAACGGCACTGCTTGGCTAATAGGCTAATATATAGGGGGCCTAGGCTCCCTATTTAATTAACGGAAAAAACATGGCAACCATATATTTAAGACACCCCGTTCATGGTACTAAAGTAGCTACTATGATTGAGGAAGCTGAAGCTGATGCACAAAACGGATGGATAGAGTATAATCTTGATACGCCAATTAAAACTGAAGCTAAAGCTGAAGTTAAAGTTGAAGCGGCTCCCGTCAATACGCTGGATGTCAAACGACGTAGAAAAGAATAAGGAGCCGTATTATGGCCACTACCGCAGGCGATCAAATTAATGGAGCGTTACGATTACTTGGCATTTTAGCCGAAGGCGAAACTCCATCTGCCGCAACCTCACAAGACGCTCTATCCGCGCTAAATCAAATGATTGATAGCTGGAATACTGAGCGTTTATCCGTATTCGCTACACAAGACCAAATCGTAACCTGGTTGCCTAATACTAGAGTGCATACCTTAGGCCCATCCGGTGACACCGTTGGCAATCGTCCAATCTTAGTCGACGATGCAACATACTTCCGTGACCCATCAAGCGGTATATCGTTCGGCATTAAATTAATCAATCAACAACAATACGATGGTATTGCTGTTAAGACCGTGACGTCTACTTATCCACAAGTTATGTGGGTAAACATGGATTACCCTAACATTACGATGACAGTGTACCCAGTGCCAACCAAAGTGTTGGAATTCCACATTGTATCTGTTCAAGAGTTAACTGCGCCTGCAACCTTGGCTACAAACCTAGCGTTCCCTCCAGGCTATTTACGTGCGTTCAAATACAACTTAGCTTGCGAGATAGCACCTGAGTTTGGCGTAGAGCCGTCACCTACTGTGTCACGCATTGCGATGACATCTAAACGTGACTTGAAACGCATCAACAATCCTGACGACATTATGTCCATGCCTTACAGCATTGTGGCTACACGTCAACGCTTCAACATTTTTGCCGGTAACTACTAATGAAAACGCCAATCTTAGGTCAATCTTATGTAGCTCGTTCAATTAACGCTGCGGACAACCGCATGGTTAACTTGTTTCCTGAGCAAACACCTGAGAACGGTCTTGAGATAGGCTACCTTAATCGTGCGCCTGGCTTAACCAAGCTAGTCACCATAGGCACAGGCCCTATTCGTGGTCTATGGGCGCACCAAACTAACGGCACCGATGCGTATTGCGTATCAGGCACAGGGTTTTATCGCATCAACACCGACTACACTTACGAGTACATCGGTGAAGTAGATGGCACTGGGCCAGTTACGTTTGCCGATAACGGCATACAAATATTTATTGCAGCCAACCCTAGCGGTTACATCTACAATGAAGTGACAGACGTATTTGCTAAGATTACAGACCCTGACTTTACTGGCGCAGGCACTGTTACCTACCTAGACGGATACTTTGTATACAATGAGCCTGACAGCCAAAAGATATGGATTACACAGTTATTAGACGGTACATCCGTCGATCCACTAGACTTTGCTAGTGCTGAGGGTTCACCTGACGGCGTTGTAGCCGTTAACTCTATCCACCGTGAGCTATGGGTATTTGGTACTGACACGACAGAGGTTTGGTATGACTCCGGTGCTACCGACTTCCCATTAATACCAATTCAAGGTGCATTTAACGAGACAGGCTGTATCGCACCTTATTCTGTAGCAAAGTTAGATAACTCATTGTTTTGGTTAGGTAACGACCCACGGGGCTTCGGTGTTATTTACAGGTCTAACGGCTACGCAGCACAACGCGTGTCAACACACGCTATCGAATACGCTGTACAAGGCTACACCGACATATCAGACGCTGTGGCTTACACATACCAACAAGAAGGTCATGCGTTCTACGTTATATCGTTCCCTACTGGCAACGCCACATGGGTATACGATGTTGCTACTGGCGCGTGGCATGAACGTGCTTACTTGACTAACGGTGAGTTCACACGCCATCGTTCAAATTGTCAATGTAACTTCCAATCTACAACACTTGTTGGCGACTACGCTAACGGTAACATATATAAGTTTGACCTAGACGTCTATGCCGACAATGGCGCCACACAGAAGTGGCTACGCTCATGGAGAGCATTGCCTAGCGGTCAGAACAACTTAAAACGTACAGCGCAACACAGTCTACAGTTAGAGTCTGAGTCAGGCGTGGGGCTTGTTGTTGGGCAAGGTAACGACCCACAGGCCATGTTACGTTGGTCTGACGATGGCGGTCATACTTGGTCTAATGAGCATTGGAAGTCTATGGGTGCGATAGGTCAATATGGCTATCGTACTATTTGGCGTCGGCTTGGCATGACACAAAAGCTACGTGACCGCGTGTACGAGGTGTCAGGCACTGACCCAGTTAAAATAGCCATTATGGGCGCTGAATTAATCCTCAGCGGCACTAATGCTTAATTTTACCCGCATCCCAGCACCACGCGTTACGCTTGTCGATCCACAGACAGGCGTTGTGTCGAATGAATGGTTTAGGTTTTTTAACAACTTATACTCAATAATTTATGCAGCCACAGGCAATGTTACGCCAGGCACTTACGGCTCTGCAACGGTTGTACCACAAATTACTGTAGACGCGTTTGGGGCTATTACCGCAATAACTGACGTAACCATAGCGCTTGATGCTAGTCAGATTGTCAGCGGCACCATAGCGTCAGCACGTATATCAGGGGCATATACAGGCATTACAGGCGTTGGTACATTGATTGCAGGCACATGGAACGCATCGACCATTGGCGTTAACTACGGTGGCACAGGACAGACTAGTTACACAGATGGTCAACTATTGATTGGTAATAGCACAGGCAATACGCTTACTAAAGCTACATTGACTGCCGGTACAGCTATAGGCATTTCAAACGGTGCTGGCGCCATAACAATTACTAATACTTTACCTGATCAAACCGTTGTTTTAACTAATGGTACAGGTATTAGCGTTACAGGCACATACCCTAACTTTACTATTACAAATACAGCCCCGTCTTCAGGCGGTACAGTCACAAGCGTTGCGGCCTTAACACTAGGCACGACAGGCACTGACTTAAGCTCAACCGTAGCAAACCCTACCACAACGCCTGTTATTACCTTGAACGTGCCTACAGCGTCTAGCGTTAATCGCGGCGCGTTAAGTGCTGCGGACTGGACGACATTTAACAGTAAAGCACCAGGCGTTACGTTTACGACTAACTACATTCCTTATGGTCAAGGCACAACAACATTAAATCAAAGTGCTAATCTTACTTTTAATGGCACTACGCTAACTACAATAGATATTACAACAACAGGCAATACAATTTTAGGTAATGCTACCGCTGATACTCTTAACGTAGGTAATGGGAATTTAGTTAAAGATGCGTCAGGTAATATAGGGATTGGAGTAACACCTAGTGCATGGGTTGGCAATGGGTTTATACAGTTTCCTGGCAATGGATTTTTAGGAAACGCAACAGGATTTAGTAGTAACAATTTAATGCTTGGTAGTAATGCTTATTATGATGCATCATGGAAATACAAAACAAGTAGCTTATTAGCATCTAAATTTGTAGCTGGTAATGGTGTTTTTACGTGGGAAATAGCCCCCTCAGGCACAGCAGGGGCAGCAATTACATGGTCTGAAGCTATGCGTATTAATTCTGCTGGTAATGTGGGTATTGGTACTGATAGCCCTG